CCTGACGTTCGATGGCACAAGCGATTTTCTGTCGATGACGGCATGGTCGCAGGTAAACGGCCACAACGTGTTTTGCGTGGCGAACACGACATCAGTCGGCACCGGCGCTGTAACTCTAATGAGCAGAACAGTAAGCGGCGCGCCTGGTCCTGCGCCGTATTTTGGGCTGGTCGGCAACGACAGGAGGCCATGCATTTTCTGGGGCTCGTCATCTCCAAGCGCGAATCTTGCAATACAAGCATCCGCGGTGCAGCGGGCGGCTGTGTTCCGCTGGAACTTCAGCACGGGCACTGCTTCCACGGAAGTCGATGGATCAAATCTTTCAAGCTCATCGCACGCTCAGACAGCGCTGACAAATTGGACTGCTATCGGAAGCGATTTCGGATCGCAGCATCCAGCAATCGTGCTGTCGGAATTGTTGGTCGTCACATCTCCAGGGGTCGCCGAAGCAGCAGCGATCCATGGTTACCTCTCCTGGAAATGGGGCATCCGCCTCGCCGCCTCCCACCCCTACGCCAACCGCCCGCCGTTGATCGGAGACTGACATGCTGCGCGTGAGGACGCCAGGATCGGCGCTGTTCGCGCAGCAGGCGGCGGCGAAGCCGATCAGCGGTCTCTCGTTCCTTTTTTCGCCGCTGCTGGGGCATGGCGCGGCGGCTGGCGCAACGGTCACATCCCCCGCCGTTACGATCACCGTAGCGGCCACCGCTCCGACGATCAGCGCGGGCAAGTCCATCGCCGTTCCGGCCGCGACGATCAGCCTCGCGGGCTTGGCTCCGAGCATCCAGACGGCGACCGGCGCGACGATCACCTGCCCGGCGGCCGCGATCACCGTCGCCGCTACCGCGCCAGCGGTCAGGACGGGCAAGTCCGTAGCCGTCCCCGCCGCTACGATCACGCTGGCCGCGTTTTCCCCGGCGGTGGCGAGCGGAAAGCGGGTCGCGGTACCCTCGGCCACCATCGCGCTTTCCGCCGCTGCACCGACCATCCAGGCGGCTTCTGGTGCGTCAATCTCGGTACCGGCGGCGACAATCAGCCTCTCGGCGAACGCGCCGACGGTCAGTGCGGGCAAGTCCATCGCCGTCCCGGTCGCCTCGGCTCAGGTTCTCGCGGCGCTTGCGCCGCAGCTGGCGACGGGCAAGTCGATCTCGGTCCCGACCGCCACCATCACGCTGACCGCCGCGTCTCCGGTCATCGCGGCGGGCAAGGCCATCGCGGTCGCGGCTGCGGCCATCGTGGTCGGCGCGAATGCGCCGGTCATCGAGATCGTCGCGCCGTCCGGCACGCTGCGTGTGATCCGCGACGCCATCAGGAGCGCCTGGGATGCGCGCTGGCCGCATGGAACGGCCTATCGGGTACTCTGGCAGGTCAACGACAACGAGAGCGTCCCAGAGCCCGGCGAGGCGCGCGCGTGGGTGCATGTGATGATCGACTTCGACGGCGAGGACATTCGCGCCTATGCCGGCGGCCGCGAGGCATCCGACCGCGAATGGCGGGGAACGGTGGAGATCCGAGTGATCGCCGAGACCGGCTATGGCGACGACGCCGCGCTCGACCTGCTCGATGACGCGGTCGGCGTCTACCGCTCGCGCCGCGAGGCGGGGCTGTCGTTCCTTGAGGGCTCCACCGAGATCTTTGACAGCGCGACCGAGGACGGCGCTTGGTTCGTGCGTGGCACGATGATGCCCTGGACGTATGAGTACCGGGCATGAGCCTCCGCACCACCATTCGCACCGAGATCAAGGCCGTCTGGGCCGCGCGGTGGCCGCACGGCGAGACCTACCGCGTCATCTGGCACGAGAACGCGCACCCCGAGACGCCGACGCCCGGCGATGTCCGGCACTGGCTGCACCTGCATACTGAATTCAGCCGCGAGGAGATGCGCGCCTTCGGCGGCGGGTCGCTTGCCAACGAGCGGCTCTGGTTCGGCGCGGTCGCGGTCCGCGTGTTCTCCGAGGTCGGTATCGGTGAGGACGTCACCCTCGACCTTCTCGACGCCGCCGTCGTGGCGCTCCGCGCGCGGCGCGCTGGCAACCTGACCTTCGTGGGGCCGATCATCGGCATCGCGGATATCGCTAGATCGAACGGCGCGTGGTATGGTCGCGGCGCGTCGATCCCGTTTCAATACAGGTTCCAAGGGTAAGGAGACCCGATCATGCCGATTTCCGAAGGCGTACAGTCGCGCATCGTCTACAAGGCGTATTCCAGCGGGTCGATCACGGCCAACAGCGAGCCGAACACCGCGACCGATCCCGGCACGTCCGGCGGTCAGGTGCTGCGGCGGGTCTCGTCCAGCCTCAACCTGGTCAAGGACAGCTATCAGTCCGAGGAGATCAGGACCGACCGGCAGATCACCGATTTCCGCCACGGGCTGCGGCGCGTCGAGGGCTCGATCTCGGGCGAGCTTTCGCCCAGCACCTACTTCGAGCTTCTGGTCGCCGCGCACCGCGACTCGGCGGTGTCGGCGCTGTCGCTGGGCAATACGCAGTTCACCTCGGTGACGAGCGACAATTCAGCCTCGACGTTCACGTTCACGGCGGGCGATCCGGTGACCTCGGGGTTGCGTGTCGGCGATATCATCCGCTTCGGCACGCTCGCCGCGACAGCGAACAACGACCGCAACTTCGTGATCCGGTCCTTTGGTGGCACGAGCAACCGCACAGTGACGGTGTCGCCCGCGCCGACCACCGACGCGGTGGCCGACACCACCTTCACGGTGACGCGCCCCGGCAAGACCACCATCGTCCCGGCCAGCGGCTTCACGGCGCGCAAGTTCGGCATCGAGGAGTACCGCGAGGACTTGGATCTGTCGCGCCTCTTCACCGAATGCCGCGTGTCCGGCTATTCGCTGAGCCTCCCGGCCACCGGCCTCTCGACGGTCGAGATCCCGGTCATGGGCCGCAACGCGGTGTCGCTCTCGGCGGGCAGCGCGCCCTACTTCACCGCTCCCACCGCCGCGACGACGACCTCGGCCTGCGCTTCGGCCAATGGCCTGATCCTGTCGCCGGACGCGGGAAGCTCGCCGCTCGGCATCGTCACCAGCATCGACATCGCGCTTGATCTCGAGGCCGAGATGCAAGCGGTGATCAATCAGAACATCGCGCCCGAGATCTTCCTCGGCCGCGCGAACGTCACCGGCACGGTGTCGGCATTCGTCGAGGATTTCGCCCTCTTCAACGCCTTCCTGAACGAGAGCGAGCTTCAGCTGATCGTGCGCGTCGATAGTGGCTCGGCGGCGAACGCCGACGCCATCTGCATCTACCTGCCGCGCGTCAAGCTCGGCGGCGCGGACATGCCGTTGTCAGGCGCGAACGGCCAGACGATCTCGCTGCCGTTCCAGGCGCTCCGCTACACCGGTAGCGCGGCGGGCCGCGACACAACCACCATTCGCATCCACGACACGGCGGCTTGAGCATGTCGCGGTTCTCTGGTCTCGGCGCGTCGGTGGACAAGCCGACGCGCTGCTATCTCTCAATCCCCGTCGCCGGTCGTCCGCCGCTTCTGTCGCGCGTCGGCGACTCGGCATACATCGACTGCCTGTCGCTCGACAGCCGCGAGGCTGGCGCGCAGCGTCGCGCATCCGCCATCGCGCGCCTCGACCGCCGCGCGGCGAAGTTGACCGCCGACGACATCGAGGCCGAGCAGGTCGCGATGCTGGTGGCGCTCATCACCGGCTGGCGGCTCTACTCGCTGGCCGGCGATCCGCTCGACGTCGAGTGCGACGAAGCGGCGAAGCGGGAACTGATGAGCGACCCGACCTTCGCTTGGGTCCGGCGACAGGTCGAGGAGCATATCGGCGACCTGGGAAACTGGTTGAGCGCGACGGCGACCTGATCGCCTTCGCGCGTCACCGTTTCGACCTCGACCTGCCGCGCAAGGGCGGTCGCAAACGCGACCACCTGGAGAGTGTCGCGCGGCAGCTAGGACGCCGCCCTGTGGGCCTCGACGGGCCGCCGCTGCCTGCCTGGGGCGAGCACATCTGGTCGGCGTGGCTGGATCTCCACCAAGGTCGCCGCGTCGGCTTCAATGGCGCGGAGCCGCTGTCCTGGGCCGATCTCGATGCGTGGTCGAGGCTGACCGGCGCGGAGATGAGGCCGGATGAGGTGGCGCTTCTGATGCGGATAGATCGCGAGTTCTTCGCCGTGCGCGGCGAGATCGAGGGGAAGAAATGATCAACGCGCCGAAGGAATCGATCCTCAAGGCTGGCCTCGACGCGAGCGATTACACGCGCGGCGCGCAGGAGATCGATCGGGCGAACGAGGCTATGGCGTCGAGTGCCGCCGAGGTCGAGCGCGCGAACCTGACAGGCGCTCAGGCGCTTCAGGCGTTCGAGGAGGCCGAGCGTCGGTCGGCCAAGGCGAAGAACGAACTCGCGCGCTCTCAGAAGCTGATCGCAGAGGCCGTTCAGCGCGGCGCGATTACTGAAGAAGACGCAGCGGCGAAGAACGCCGCCGCTCAGGCGCGATACGAACAGGCGCTTGTCCGAACGTCCGAGCAGACGCGCCGCACATCGACCTCTCAGGAGGAAATGACGCGGACCATCGTGTCGTCTGCGGCGAGCATGGACCGCCTCCAGGCATCGCTCGACAAGGGCTTCGCGTCTCAACTGCGCTACGAGCAGATCGTGGACCGCGTCAACTCCGCGATGGAGCGCGGTCGCATCTCGCAGGAGCGCGGCGCGCAGATCATCAGCCTCGCGCAGCAGCGATACATGGCGGCTGCGACGGCGACGGCGGGGCTCGGCGCGGCCACCGCTGCCGCTGCGACGTCGGGTCGGAACTTCGGCGCGGTCGCGCAGCAGGCCGGCTATCAGATCGGCGACTTCGCCTCTCAGGTCGCCTCGGGCGGCTCGGCGGTAACGGCGTTTGTCCAGCAGGGCTCGCAGATGCTCGGCATGTTCGGCATGTTCGGCGCGGTCGCCGGCGCGGCGCTGGCTATCGGCGGCGTGGCCTATCAGATGTGGGCGGCGCGGGATGCGGCGAAGGCGACGAAATCCGAAATCGAGTCTCTCACCGATG